CACTAATATCGGCTGATCAAAAAGAAGAAGCGCGCCAATTACATCAAGAGTGTGTTGATTCTGGTAACGCTGATTGTGAGATGAGCCAATTTATTAAACAGGTCATTGAAGAGGATAGTGGAACATTCAACTTACCGTTGAGTGCATATGCTGCTAATAATAAGTTTTGGATAGAGGAAGTAACTGGGGACCCATTATCAGTACCCGCGAGAGACGCTTATGAGATTAAAGAAATTGCATCATTGGTATCCGCAGCGGTAAATGGAGCTGGATGGGATTTGGCTGCTAGTGACCGTTATTATATCGGTGAACCTAGTGCTATCGAACTAGACAACAATCAATTTCAGAAAACCATCAAAGGTGAAATTAAGTTAAAAGAGACAGAAGCTGGTAAATATAGCAATCAAAAGTTTACAACATATCAAGATTTAATCGATCGTGGTGGTGCTGGATTGATGATTGTGAATGATAAAAAGTTTGTTGTGAATGAAAAATTTGAAGGATATTATGTTGGTCTTGTTGACAATACATCATTAAATCCAGCAAGTGATTTCGATGCTGTAGGTAAACTCAAGTCATTGAGTAAAAAGCTAGGCGGAACAACAGGCGGTTATGTAAATGTACCTGACGTTAATGATGGTGTTAAGAGTAGATTAACATTTTCACTGAGTGCTGGATTCCTCTTTGATGAATATGGAAACAAGCAACAAGTTGGTTTAGATGGTAGTATGAGTGAGGTATTAGAAAACTTGAGCGAATTTGATTTAAATACTGAAGAATTTTCAGATATATTGTCACTCGCGGTGTTTAAGGTACGTCAATCAACACTTGAGCCAGACACAACAAAACTTGACTATCTTGTAGCAGATAGTGTCATAGGGTCAGTTAATTACTTCAGAGAAAAATTCTTAACCTCTGGTGGCACATCAGTATCATACTTCATTGAGAGTGAAGCTGAAAACAGTAATAATTTATATCTTAAGATGAATGAAGGAATGTCAAAGACAGCCGGTAATTGGCTTGATGAAAATGGCTTCCCGACTAGAAAGATTCGAATCTTACCAGCTTCTGACATGAGATACTATGATGAACTGACACCTCTAGAAAAGGCCGAAACAACACAAGAGGTCACTGATTTTAAAGTATCACAAAGATTTTTAAACAGATCAGAAGAGAAACAAGACAGATTGTATATTAAATCTTGGCAGGACTTGCAACGCGATAGTTTAGCACAAATAAAACATGCTAATAACGTATATCCACATGGTGTATATCGTCAACAACTTGCTGAAGCTAAACAAACTGGTAATATACCAGCTAAGCTCGATCGTATATTTGAATTAGCTGACAATTTCGATCTATTTCCGATCGACATAACTTGTGAAGCTGGATTAGGTACTGTATATGTAGGTACCAAAGGTGGTACACAAGATTGGTTTGATGATGAAGAATATTTCGATATTGGAGAACATGTCGTATCGAGCACCGGGTTAAGTGGTTCTGGATTGTATAGTACCAAGATTATGGATGACATTGAGCGTTCCGAATTAGGTTATACTAGTGCCTATGACGCTGTTTTCGATTCATTCAGGAGTTTCAGTCAATACGCAAGAAAGGATAACATCTTTTTAGCTGATCCACTGAGATACATATTTGTACAAGGCAGAAACAGCCGGATTTTAACAAGTAAGAACAGAGAAGCTGGAGTAACCTTCTCACAACATATCTATTGGCCAATGAGGCACATGATGACTGGTGGTAATAAAAACAGTAGTTATTGTGCAACATATGGTAACTGGGCATTTACACAAGATAAAGCCCTCAACAGAGGTGTTTGGGTACCAACAAGTGGTTATGTAGCTCAAGCGATGGCGAATACAGATGCAAACTTTGCTCCATGGGTAGCACCTGCAGGTTTCACTAAAGGTATACTATCCGGATTGCAAGACCTCGCGTATTACCCAAAACAAAAAGAACGTGACCAGCTATATAAGCTTGGTATCAACCCCATTACACAGTTTCCGAACGAAGGATTCGCGATTTTTGGACAAAAGACCATGCAACAGAAGCCCAGCGCGTTTGATAGGATTAATGTCCGCCGGATGTTCTTATATTTGCAGAAAGCTGTAATGAATTCTGTTAAATACTTTGTATTTGAACCAAACACACTATTCACCAGAACACAATTGGTGAATGTGATTAGGCCAATATTCGAGGAGGTAAAAAATACACAAGGATTGTATGATTACCTGATAGTATGTGATGATCGGAACAACAGTTCAGATGTTATAGATAATAACGAGCTGGTAGTTGACATATATATTAAGCCCACTAGAGCGGCTGAGTTTATATTATGTAACTTTTATGCAACAAGAACCGGTCAAGACTTCAGCGAATTGGTCGCCTAAGACTAAATAATTATAGCTATGCCTGACGTAAGACAAACAATATCCGATTTCTACAGAGTCGCACAAGAAAGAGATTTCAGCCGCGATTTCCAGTTTAGAGTACTTAATATCCAAAATGACGACGGTAGTGTCGCAATTACAGAAGATGATCTTGTGTACGCCAAAGGTGGTAGTATACCGGGTCGTACGATAAGTGTGACTGATGTACCGTATATGGGACTAAACTTTAAGGTCCCCGGGGGAGCAACATATACTGGTGAGTATAGTCTCACATTCTATAGTGACCGGGTTGATAACTTGAGAAATCTGCTATTGAATTGGACTCGTGATACATTCGATGATGCTACAAGTACTGGTAATTATTACATTGCAC